TCCCATCCAAAGATGAAAGAGTGCGTTTTGAGACAGGCTGCGCTTCTCTCGCCATGGCTTAACCTGAAGGCGGAAACATTGCCCGGCATCCAGCAATGGCTGAATCTGCTGGCCGATGGCCGCGAAGTTGCCGCGATGGAGTTTGATGCCGTCTACTGGCAGAGTCATACGGCCTCCTTGACGGAAACCGCAGAATGCAGAAAATCGCAGGTGCATTTCTGCATCTGTGACAAGGTGAGGAGTTCAGATTGTGGTCGCATTTAAGTCCCCTTAAATGCGCAGAAGTCACCGGAGTTGTTCAGGCTCCGATGACTTAATTATGGCGGGTTGATTATGGAAAATCAAATAGCAGTATCCATGCTTTGAAGTATGCTTTTTAGGTGAGTTGATGTAGCTTGTTGCAAGCTAATATCATTTGCAGGTATATGTTCAATACTATCCAGATAAAATCTCACACCATCCTGCCTAACCCAATAAATCAACCAATCACCACTTACTTCGTCATTCCCTTCAAAAGGCTTGTAAGCTAATTCTTTTATAATGACTGAAAGCTCAGCTTGACATTTTTCAACCCCAATTGTGTCAGCAATGGCTTGCATCTTAACAACCATTTCTTCAAAGGTATCACCTGTTGTTTTGATGCCTTTTGACACCAGATATTTCTCGATTGCCCTGGAACTACCTCGCTGAACTAAGTCCTCAGGGGAGGGATTCTTTTCAGGTAACTCACCTTTCTTTCGAAGCGAATTATGCGCGCGAGTGAGAGTATCTTCAGAAACGTGGATATGATGAAATCCTGCAAGGCTACCTTTAAGCTCGCGTTCTTTATGCCGCATCGCCTCGGAAGAAGGTGCTACCATCATTCCTTCCAGGAGTCTTATAGACTCAATAACTCCTCTGGCAAAATACCCCCTTCCATTCAAAGCATCTTCATGGATTTTTTCCGCGAGATGTCTTGAAACTCGAGCTTTATAGCTATCATCAATAATCACTTCCCTTCCTCCTTCTTCAGGTAAGCTGGATCGCTACCTTTCGGTAAAGTTAACGACTTCTCGCGATAAAACTTAAGGCGCTCAAGGAAGTAGTCCCGCAAATGCTCCGGTTGCTCGCGCATAACTACCTCAGCGATAACCGGCATATTCAGGCGCTCTTTGTACGCCACTCCGGACGCCGCCAGGTCAACATTAATCTTATCGCGCTCTTCCTGCGGCTTTGCAGCAATATTCCAGTCAGACATTAGTCAGCAGTTCTCCCGCGCCAGCGTTTGTTACTTTCTGAGATTCTATCCGTATCAACGGATTCGACCTCCCCTTCGGAAAATCGAATGGCATTTGCTTTATTTAGTGCTGACCTGGCTGCTTGTTCCGCCTTACTGAAATGTACCTTCTTCCGCCCCTTAAAACTGCCTACGCGGATTTTGGAAGAGGTCTGCGTCTTGTACTTGCTGATCCGTAACTGTGCGGCCAAATGGGCTTTTGCCTCGGTCCGGTTCGCAGGCTTCTTCTTGACCAATTCAAGGTCTAATTTGTATTGCTGCTCAGCATTTAGCTTCTTGGGCTTCATGGCGGCACTCTCAAACAAAGTCCGTTTATCATAGAATAAAAGGCCCCTAAGGGCCTTGATTTATATCTATGGTAACTCTCGTCATCTTGTTCGTCACTTCACCTCCTGCTGCGGTGCTGCTGGCAATGGCATCCAGTGGGTTGGCTGACAGTAAACGCCACCTCCGTTTGGTAGGGACGCAAAACGGAAATAACCATCCTGTTCATTGCGCTCCATGTAGCCTACCATCTGCTCATTCTTATCGGCGCAGTAAACCTGAACGTCAACATCGCGCTCAGGCATCCGCTCACTGCAAGCCACCCAACCATCCGAAATCACCGAAGAGTTGCCATCCTCATACGCAACGCGCAACCAGTGGAAAAATACCTCCGTCATCACACATCCGCATTCGACGTCAATGGTTCCTGTCTGCTGCGAAAGCCACTGATCGAATGGCAACTTGTAAGCCGTCGTTACACGTTCGGAACCCTGAAGCATGGCGGCGCGGCAGGCGTTCCAGCCACCGCGATATGTATCATCAAAATTTTCTTCTTCCATGAACCGCCGCTTGTACTCTTCGCGGGTTAGTTCATCAGGCACAGCTACCGGCGCTGGCGGGGCGGCGTATAGCTCTGTACCAACAGCAGGTTTGCGAGGTACGCCGTTATCTGCGTACCAACAAACCCCAACAGTCTCAACCTTCGCCACCGGCTCGGCAATTTTCTCCGCTTCGAGCGATGCCAGCGCTAGCTTCATCGCAGTAAGCGCCATGGTCGCGTCTTCGTTTACTGCGCCGGGCACCGCATCGCGCTCTTCTTCAAGCTCCGCGATTGTCTGCTGGAGCCATTCTTTGGTTAATGTCATGGGTTAGTCCTCAACCTTGCTGCCGCACAGTGGGCAGTAAAAGAATTTACGAGCGAAGCCAGGGTGCGGAATAGCAAAGCGCTTTGTCTTCTCATTCCAGTCTTCGATTAATTTTTCAAAATCGGCTTCGGCAGCCTTCCAGTCACCGGCGAGGATCGACTTTGTGCCGATAATTCCGACGGCACAGCGATCACATTTATCAGCCATATCACTCTCCTTTACCGGCTGCGGCTGCCATCATTTGCAGATATTCGTCTGCATCCTGAACCCATTGACCACCAACGCCGTAATATCTGTGTGTGATTATGTCGATGGTTGCCATAGGGTCATGCTCAAGTAGTTGGCGCAGAAAGCCTTCGAGGTCGCCAGCGCTGTGCTTGATTACTGGAGACCTTCCGGGATGACGAACAACGAGGAATTGATTACCCTCTTCACGCACCTCCTGTGCCTCCAGCTCAGCAATCCTCTTTTCCTTGGCTTCCAGCTCATCCAGCAGCGCCAGCACATCCCGAGTGGGGACCATGAAGTTCGGCATGAAGTTATCTTTCGCTTTTTCTGCTGTTAGGCGCAGCCCCAGTTTGTCGATGTTGCTCATTGTTCATCCCCTTGGCGAACGCCGATGGCGAAGCTACGCAGCCCCTGCTGCACCCATGTTGAAAATTGGTCGCTTTTGGCTGCCATATCCACACCCTGCGCCCGCACTTCAGCCAGGAAAGCGTCGGTCGCTGGGGTTGAATCAAGCACTTCACAAACATCGTCGTTCTTGCCATCGCGCTCAGTTCGGCAATATCCGCACATGATGTAACTGTCAGCATGCTTTTCAATCGCTGACTTCAGCCCCGCATTCTCCGCAGCCAGCGCCGCGCACTTGGCTTCCAGTTCTTCGTATGTTGGTTTCATGCGGCAGATCCTTCAAATTGGTAAGAAATTTTAATTCCCAGCTTTTTAGCCATGGCATGCTCAGCGACGGCACCTTCCGACTCTTTCCACCCATGCAGCATGTGAATGGCGTCGGCGCAGCGAAGCATCGCCAGGCAGATGTCCATATACTCACGCTGAGATAAACCATCCGGGAGCGTGGCCGGATTTAATGCCACATGACCACCTGATAACATCTGCTGTGCTACTGCGTTAAACATCGGACGGTTGTAGTTTTCGTAACCCGTCATTGGTCCTGCGATGTAAATTTTCATACCCCTACCCTCCCCCAAACCATCAATACTCGCTTCATAGCCGCGCTGTTGCGGCACTCCTGAAATATTCCGTTGGTGCAGCTGCGCGCGGTGCCATCCTGTTCTTCTGGCGTCGCCAGGCGATAAGTCACCGTTCGCCAGACCTTGTTCACCCGGACAATCTTGCGGGCCCGCTCCAGATCGATAGCGTTCTTCGTGATGCAGTTGATGGTCATGCCGCACTCTGTGGCCACATCCTTCGCGGTGAAGGTCCGGTGCGTTTCGAGATAACGCAGGATTGCCTGTTTGCCTTTCATTGGATAAGCCCTCTCTCTTTCCCGCGCTGATACTCTTCCCAAAGCCATTGGGCCGGGGTTAGAGCTCCGAGAGTCGCTGCGTTTGGCATGCACCCGAAGCTTTTTCCTTCCGGGTGATAACCGGCCTGACGGCTCACGTGATTTGTCGGGATCACTTCATCAGAATTCTCGAGCGCCAGGATGGGAGATGGTATTTTTTCCCCACCAGCAACTTTCAGCGCCCATTCCTCAAGTTTTTTTGACGCGTATTTTTCAGTTTCAGCCTCGCTCAGCTGGCGCTGGTACATCGCTCTGCGCGTATCGGTCACAATCCAGTACATGACGTCATGAGACCACGGGAAAGCTTCTGCTCCGCCGGTATGCAGCCCTTTTTCGCGGCTATACCGATGAAACTCATTCATCACATCAGCCAGGCCAATGCCAAGCACCGTGCCGCTATCCTTGCACCATTTGATGAATTGCCCCGGCGACGGCCAGAAAGGTGATTCACTGGCGCGGGCGTGCCGTACTCCGGCAGAAAGCTGTTCGCGTGTGCGGATCCCATTCTCTGAAAACGCTGCGATCCACTGACGCTTTGCCGTTTTCTCGTCTGCGTCAGTTTTCAGGTTTGTCTGCGTAGACGCAGGGAAAATCTGCTTCAGCTGCCGAAAGAGAGAATCAACAAGCCCCTCAGCCTCAGGGTTGATAACCTTCTGCTGGTCGTTACTTCCGTTCGCCATTCTGGAAAGTAGCGCGCCATCACGGCCGTTAACGGCTTGCATAATCTGATTATTCACAGGAAGTCCTCCCATCCCTCGCGGCTGTTCCAGTGAGGCGCTTCCTGCTCGGCACGACCACGCTTAGCCAGCGGGTTAACCCTGGCATTCCGGATCCAGACTCTGAAAGCCGAATTCCAGTCGATTAGCTGCGTGCCACGGGAAAGGTGATAGTCCCGGAAGTTCAGCAGCTCAGTTTCAATGCTCACCCCCTTCTCGGCAGCCATGGCAATGTGATCTGCCGACGGCTTAAACAGGGGCGGGAATGGAATCTCCCCGTTTGGTGAAATACCGATCCGACGTTTAGCGGCTTCGCTCATAAAACCTTCGCGCCCAGAGAGAGAGTTAGGTTCAATGACTGGTTCAAAAGAGTGACTGGTTCTGGTGCCATCTGGTGGCACAGGGGGTGTGCCATCTGATGGCATAGGGGGTGCTTCGTCGTGGCATACCCCTGTGCCATTTAATGGCATAGGGGTGGCATCTAATTTGAGGTAATACACATTTGACGTGTTACCTTTTCCGTTGTTGACGCCGACACGGTTCTCACGCTTGATAAGACCCATTTCTTCAAGCGCATCAATATGGTTACGAACAGCCGTTCGGCTGCATTCGCATTGGTCGGCGATGTGTTGATACGAAGGCCAGCATTCGCCTTTGTCGTTGGCGTTATCAGCCAGCTTAATCAGGACGAGCTTACGCAGTGAGTTTCCCACTTTGACCCCCATTGCTTTCGCCATAAGTGACATGCTCACGTGCTACCTCCGGTTTGTTTACTCTCTTTGATTTACTTGGCATAATTGCCTCGCAATTGACTGACGTTTATTGCACCTGAAAGCCGTTGGTGTTACAGCACCGCGGCTTTCGCCATTTCTGTACTTCTCACATAACCCCCAGCATCGACGTGACCATCGTCATCAACGGTCCTGCCTGCTCCGGCATGAGGCGGAACAGCGACGCAATACCCTCGCTTACCTCTTTCAGCTTCTGATGCTCTGGAGCGTCCAGTAGCACGGCCTGTTTAGCTTCGGCGCACTCTTTCATCGCAGAGGCGATCAGCGACATCGTGTCGTTCTGCGGCGCCAGGCGGTTGCGAAATTCCAGCGGCAGCACGGCCATGATTGCGGGCGTCAGCTGGCGCACGTTCTCGCGGTACTGCTCAGAGTCGAAACGGTTATCCAGAAAGCGAAAAAGTTTCTGGCGCGCCCTGCTGATGTCTTCCGGGAAGCTGATGGCGGTCCCGCCCTGCTCCCGGTATTCGTTGATGATCAGCGCCGAAACGACGTCCTGATTGTCCAGCGCCGACGACCATGCCCGAACCGCATCGCGGATCTTTTCGTGGTCTGGCGCCGCTTTAGCTTGAGCGCGGTTTATCATCGCTCCCGGGTGTATTCCGGTATTGTGTTGATACGCAAGTGAATGCATTGCTTTCCCTTTCGTGGTTAGGCCGCAGTATCACGCGGCGATGCGAATACCAGGCTTTCTTTGAGGACCGGTGCCTGGCGGTGAAAATTCTTCGTGCCTTTCTCGATAGCAGATGCCATTTCTGGAGATGCCCGGCGATTTCCGTAGGCGATCTGGTCCAGGTAACCTGGCGTCGTGTTAGCCAACTTTGCGAGCTGTGCCCATTCGTCGGTAGTGGCGGCCTTGCGCCAGCGGTGTAGTTCAGTGCTCATTGGTGTCTCCGGGTGAGTCGTTTGATTTGGAGTTTAGCGTTATGCTAAATACTACGCAAGCATCATTTAGCAATTTGCACATTTATCATTTTGCTAAAAGCAGTAACAATGCAGGTATGGAAAATAAAGAAATCAGAAAAGCCAACCTGGAAGCGCTGTACGAGAAGCGTCAGCACGAGTCTGGAATGACCAAGGCGCAGTTCGCCGAGCTCATCGAGACAAGTCCGGCTGCGCTTAGCCAGCTACTGGGACCAAACCCTCATCGCAATATCGGCGATAAGATGGCTCGCAAAATTGAAACTGCGCTTGATCTGCCTTTTGGCTGGATGGATGTTTTACACGCCAGTGAAGAACCTTCGAACGTTACATTTCGAGGACTGAACGAGACAAAAGGAAGTTATCCTGTAATCAGCTGGGTAAGCGCGGGGCAATGGATGGAAGCTGTAGAACCTTATCACCGAAGAGCGATAGATCGCTGGTATGACACGACTGTTGACTGCTCAGAAGATTCATTCTGGCTGGACGTTAAAGGGGATTCTATGACCTCCCCGGCCGGACTGAGCATACCCGAGGGAGCAGCGATACTTGTTGACCCTGAAGTCGAGCCGCGCAACGGAAAGCTGGTTGTCGCGAAGCTAGAAGGCGATAACGAAGCGACCTTTAAGAAGCTTGTAATTGATGCCGGCAGACGCTTCCTTAAGCCACTTAACCCCGCATATCCAATGCTAGAGGTTAATGGGAACTGCAAAATTATCGGCGTTGTGGTTGATGCCAAAATACTAAACATCCCATAACCTCACGCAAAAACCCTCAAGCCCGCCATCGCGCGGGCTTTTTTACGCCCTGAATTCCTGCCCTGTAAATTTTTAATCGCTTATTAATCAATACGCTAAATAAAACCCACCAATAATTTAGCATTTTGCTATTGCGCACAATTTAGCATCACGCTAAATTTACCCCATCGAAACGAAACATCGACAGCTGAGCGAAGTTAGCCAGCGGCGGACAGCAAGTCGCCTGCTTTTTAACAACATGCAGATTTACAGCGTCAATGACCTGTTAAGACCCCTACACGTAAACGTGCTGTATCACCGGGTGCGATCCGGTCGGTGAGAGAGTATCCCCGCGCGAGAGCGAGAACGGCGTGAGAACGGGCAACACTGGCAGGGAGTTGGCGCTGATTCAACTTAAAGGAGTGATTCCAATGAAGCACTAAAGCGGACAGACCGCACTTTCAAGCCGCAGTAATGATGCGGCCCCGAGTCTCAGTCAGAGAGCCAGACGCAGGTCCGAACTGCGACATACCGCTGGTCAGGGTTAATCGAGGAAAAGGGTATGCCGGTAAAGCAGCGCGAACGCCACACGCGCATCGGTTATGAGCGGCGATGAGCGACAAGGTCTCAAGGGCATGAGCGCGGCCACTGCGAGAGTGTGGCGAAGTGCTTTGGGGTGAAGCGGCGTGGGAAATCGGGGACACGCACAGCGTCTACGTGAGCGCATCGTATTTCACGATTGGGCAGGCAGGTGGCCCAGAGAGTTCGGTTTCGTCCGACCTTGAACACATCGCCGGGGTAACGTCCGGCCTTCACCATCAAAGCATTTCTCCCGCATCAACGGGTAACTACAGAGCCAACCTCAAGCACCGGGCGCCGATGCTTGGTGATGGTAATACTGCCATCTCAACCGCACAGGAGACGATGATCCTGTTCTGGTTGGATTGGAAAAGTCTTCTTGGCCCGCCAGCGCGCGGGCATTTTTTTGGAGGTTGCATGTTTGCTACTGATATCTCACTGAAATACGGCACTCATCAGCCAGAGACGATTCTGGAAACAATGCCGATTGAAGAAGCCTCCGAAATCATCAAGGAGAAGCTTCGTGATGAAGTGCGCCAGGAACTCGAGTGCGAGTATGGCGATCGCCTTTATGAGGCTGAAGAAGAGGCATCAAACTGGGAAAGCAGAGCTGATGACTATGAAAGCGATGCGACTTGCCTGGCTAAGGCCATAAGAGAGGCTTTTGAATCTGCCAACTTCGAAGATGCAAAGGTGATCCTCCAGCGAGCGATGCACGACCACAAAGACTATTTCTGAAGACCCGCTACGGCGGGTTTTTTATCGGCCATAAATAGGCAGATTTTCGAGTCTGCCCATTTATGACAACCGGCGGCCATCCACCGCCCATTGAAACACTGAATAAATGCGTTGAAGTCTTGTATTAACCGTTCCGTTCGCCGCGATAAGGCCAAGAGGATTTATGAGTAACCCAATCACAGTAGGTTTTTCAGGCCTGACGAAGCGAATTTTCGCGGGCCGATCAAAGCCAAGCAAATTGGCGCCCGGCGTTCGTGAATTCACCGGTGAGAAATTTGATGTCACAGACGAGGCGCTATTTGCAGTGGCCCATCTTCTCGCGGTTCGTGATGACATCCTGATATTCCCGACAGCTGATGGGAAAGAAATTCACCTCCGCGCCGACATCAAAGAAAAGCGGGAGGCATCATGACAGTCACCCACAACGGCAAGCAGTACACCGCCAAAAAGCTCAACGATAACGAGTGGCAGCTGACGTCGGTATCGGCACCACGTGAAAAGCTGGTGCTGAACCGTTGGCAGATGCATATCGCTGGCCTCCTGGAACAGGTTGAGGTGAAGGTATGATCAACCACTACGGCACCACCCCGCTCATTCGCCAGTGCGTAACGCCAGGAATGATGGCAATGCATGAAGGCCGAACCTATCGCGTCTCAGCGGTCATTCAGGAGCGCAAATGGGTGTACCTGCACACCGATGCAGAAATCATCCGCCTCAGTGACTGCGTGATTGACGTCCTTCTGGACGGTCACGGCAACCCTATTCAGCACTAACCACCCTGTTCAACCGATCGGCCTGGCCTAACCGGGAGGTATTGCCATGCTTTCAATTCAGAGGTTAAAGGAATTGTTTCACTACGATGCAGAGACAGGGATTTTCACCAGGCTCAAAACAGCAGGTGGAATGGTTCCTGGAACTATAGCCGGATCATTAAATCCCTTTGGCTATCTTCGTATCTCAATCGACCACGAAAGATATTTGTGCCACCGGCTTGCATGGTTTTATTCCTATGGTTCATGGCCCGAGCACGAAATAGACCACATAAACGGCATCAGAACTGATAACCGGTTATGCAACCTCAGAGACGTTCCTCACTGGATTAATCAACTCAATAAGCTCGCTCCAAAAAACAACACAAGCGGCGTCAAAGGCGTTTATTGGAATAAGAAAGATAAACGCTGGCACGCGCGCTGCTCTATCGACGGCAAAAAATATCACCTTGGCAATTTCACCGACCTTAATGAGGCCAGGGCCGTTGTCGTTGCAGCAAGAGAGCGCATGCACGGCAAGCATGCCGTTCATGAAGAAAGAAAACCGGAGAATTTATGAACGCATACCTCACTTACGACCGCATCGAAGATCGGCGTTGGGTTGAGCAGCAGCTCACCGACGAGAAGGAGAAGTGGATCGACGACCGGGCACAGCAAATCATCGACATGATGCCAAAAGAGCCGTCCGGCCTCTTCCACTTCTCGGTCCCGATTGACTCCAGCCCATACGAAGGACTTCGCAGCGATAAAGCTGGCGAAGCCTACAACGATTTCATTTCGGCAGTTGCTTACGCCCAGGCGGAATACGACTGGGAACACCGTACCGGCTGCCCGTTTTAATTTTTGAGGGGATTAACAATGAGCACTGCACTTTCCAGCATGGCCGGGAAACTGGCCGCACGACTCGGCATGGATGCCGGCACAGACCTGATGAATACACTGAAGAATACAGCGTTCAAAGGTGGCAACGTCACGGACGAGCAGTTTACAGCCCTGCTGATCGTCGCCAACCAGTACGGCCTGAACCCATGGACCAAAGAGATTTACGCATTCCCAGATAAAGGCGGGATTGTCCCGGTCGTTGGTGTTGATGGATGGGCTCGCATTATCAACGAACATCCTCAGTTCGATGGCATGGAATTCTCTTACGACAAAGAGGAAGGCGCGTGCACCTGCAAGATTTACCGCAAAGACCGTAAGCACCCGACTATCGTCACCGAGTACATGGGAGAGTGCAAACGCAACACTCAGCCATGGCAATCCCACCCTACCCGCATGCTTCGCCACAAGACGCTTATCCAGTGCGCGCGCCTGGCATTTGGTTTCGCTGGCATCTTCGACCAGGACGAGGCAGAGCGAGTGATTGAAGGAACAACGGCAGAGGTTCATGCGGGCCATGAATCAGATAGCCGTCGTCCGGATCTGATCGCAAAAGGCGAGTCTGCCGCACGCCTTGGAACCGTTAAGTATCAGGAATTCTGGGTAGCGCTGAGCGCTGAAGAGAAGCAGGTGATCGGCGCAGTTGAGAAGCGACGCATGTATGACATGAGTCTTGCTGTCGACAACGCCGAACCTGTCAATGTCGTAGAGACGGAGGCTGAATGATGGAGCAACGCACCCCTGAATGGTTTGCTGCGCGCTGCGGCAAGGTCACTGCCAGTCGCCTGGCTGATGTCATGGCCCGGACTAAGTCAGACTACTCAACCAGCCGCCATAACTACATGGCAGAGCTGATTTGCCAGCGGCTGACCGGGAAGCTGGAGGAAGGGTTTTCGAATGCCGCAATGATGCGCGGTACCGAACTAGAGCCAGTGGCGCGTGAGATGTACGCGCTGAATGAGTTCGATGCGAAAATCACTGAAGTTGGACTCATCGATCACCCAACCATACCCGGATTCGCAGCCAGCCCGGACGGACTTGTTAACGACGACGGGCTTATCGAAATCAAATGCCCCAACACCTGGACCCATCTTGAAACGCTGAAAACTGGCGAGCCAAAGCGCCAGTACATGCTGCAAATGCATGCGCAGATGATGTGCACCGGGCGGAAATGGTGTGATTTCGTTAGTTTCGATGATCGCCTGCCGCCTGACCTCGCCTATTTCAAGAAGCGAATTCATTTCGATGAAGAGCTGGCGCGCGAAATCGAGTCTGAGGTTAAGAGCTTCCTTGCAGATCTGGAATCGGAAATTCTGAAAATCACAGAGCGTGCAGCATGAAACGCACACCCTTTTACCGCAGGCCCGGACGAACCGGGCAATTCTCCGGCCTCCGTGAACGCGTTATCTGGATGATTCAGACGCGCGGCCGCCCGGTTACCGGCAGCGAAATCGCCGAGAAGTTTGGCGTAACCCTGATCGAGTTTAACCGGGTGGCCAACGGTATCACCCGCGGCACCGGACAGATAGCGCAGATCGTTGAGTCGAAAAAATGGCTCAACGAGGACGGCATCTGCGACCGCACATTCGACCTAGTCACAAAGCCAAAGGTCGTAACACCGCAGGGTAAATCGCGGCTGTTCACCCGGCGCGCCATAGAACAGTCACGGGAAGGCCGACGGCAGGAGTGCATTGAACGTGCCGCCCGGCGTCGCCGCCTCATTGCTCAGGGCCTCTACATCGACGAAATGGAGTCAGTGCTATGAAAGCGTGGTCTCTCGAAGAGCTGGCGCTGCTGTGGCGACACTCAAACGCTGAAGTCGCAGAGATTACCGGCCGCTGCATTGAAGAGGTCGGAGATAAGCGGCTGCAAACCAATATTGAGCGTAATGGCTGGGATGTTAACGATCCGGAGCGGGAGGAAGCATGACCGGAAAATACTCACTTCTGTATGTCGATCCGCCATGGTCTTACGGCAACACCATCAGTAACGGGGCCGCTGCCGATCACTACTCCACTATGAAGCTAATCGACATCAAGCGCCTGCCAGTGTGGGAGCTTGCCGCCGAAAACGCGGTGCTGGCGATGTGGTACACCGGCACACATAACCAGGAGGCCATCGAACTGGCTGAGGCCTGGGGCTTTAACGTTCGCACAATGAAGGGATTTACCTGGGTGAAACTGAATCAGAACGCAGAACTGCGCATCAACAAGGCGCTGGCCGAGGGTGAAATCACCGACTTTTACGACTTCCTCGATCTGCTTAACGCCGAGACGCGTATGAACGGTGGCAACCACACCCGGGCCAATACCGAAGACCTGCTGATTGCCACCCGCGGCGCCGGGCTGGAACGAAAGCACGCAGGGATTAAGCAGGTGGTATACAGCCCGCTCGGAGCGCACAGCGAAAAGCCGTGGGAAGTGCGGCACAGGCTGGAGATGCTCTACGGTGATGTTCCGCGCATTGAGCTGTTTAGCCGCAGCGCGGCGCCAGGCTGGCACCACTGGGGAAACCAGTGCGCCACCGCCGCGGTAGAACTTCTGCCCGGCTGCGCAGTTGAAGTTTTAAAAATGGAGGTGGCATGAATGAGTTGGCTCTTTTCGCAGGCGCTGGCGGGGGAATACTCGGCGGACACCTCCTTGGCTGGCGAACAGTTTGCGCAGTTGAACGTGATGCCTACGCAGCACAAGTTCTCGCGCAACGACAAAACGATGGAATCCTCAGAGCTTTCCCGATTTGGTCTGACGTGTGCAGTTTTGACGGAAAGCCATGGAAGGGAATTGTTGACGTCGTTTCTGGAGGATTTCCGTGCCAGGACATCAGCTCGGCCGGTCGTGGAGCAGGAATCGATGGTGACAAATCAGGCCTATGGAAAGAAATGGCACGAATCATCGATGAGGTACGACCTGAATACGTATTCGTGGAAAACTCACCCCTCCTTATTGGAAGAGGGCTTGCCGTGGTCATCAGTGACCTTGCCGAAATTGGGTTTGATTGCCAGTGGAGTCGTGTTTCAGCAAAAGAACTTGGCGCGCCTCATAAGCGAGACCGTTTGTGGCTGGTCGGGAGAAATGTTCGCTACACCGCAGGCGAGGGATTACCGGTCCGGTTCTCTGGACAGATGGAACGATCCGCGACGCTCACGGAACCTCAACGACCAGGTTGGTGGCCTTCTGAACCCGAGGTGGGAAGAGTGGCTAATGGGGTGGCCCATAGGGTGGACCAAATTAAAGCCCTTGGCAATGGACAGGTTCCTCGAGTGGCAGCAACAGCATTCTCCATGCTCACCAAGCCATGAGGAGGCCGCATGACGCCAGAAACAGACAACGCCATCCGATCCGCCTGCCGCCGCTGCACCGAAGAAATACAGCAGGCCATGCGCAAGAAGCCTAAGCCTAACTGGAACGAAACGGTGCCTCCCATCATCAACAAGCATCACAAGAAAATTGAAGCTCTGGGAGTTAGCCTCCTTGAGTTCGTCGTTTACACAGGTCGGCTTAATCGCCGCTTCGGAGTTGAATCGTGAAAAGATTTCTTTTTACCACTGAGGTCAAGCAAGCAGAAGGTTCGCAGACCTTCAGAGTGGATGCTGAAAGCCTGGAAGAAGCCATGGAGATTCTTGAAAGTGGCGGAGGTGATATTTACGAACACGAAGTTGAGGTTGTCGATATAGGCGAATTTAAGTTCGATCGCGAAACTGACCTTGCTGACTTCGGTGATTTTCCTGAAGGCGGTGCAGCATGACCAAATACGCGAAACTGGATAGCGAAGTTTTAAGCGCTATCGGCTCTCAGCCAACCTCTTTTTCGGAGCTATTTAGCCCTTCCGTCAGGCAGGAGTGCCTCGTCATTGCTGAAGCAGAAGGAAAGCACCCGATGGACGTCTTCCGCATCCTTGATCGCCGGCTCCAGTCGCTCAGGAAGCTTGGCGTTATTCAGCACGTCAAAGGTAAAGGATGGATACAGCCATGAAATCGCAAATCACCAGGTCGCTATCGCGGCCTTTTTTATTGCTGGCGTTCACCTTCAACCGAATTAACCGACAGTTCCGGGAGCATTGAAAATGGCCGATATCATCGACACAGCAGCAGAGATTGAAGAGCTTCAGCGTAACGCTGCCCTTTCCGCTCACCGGATCAACCGCAACGCCGTATCAGCTGAGCGTTGTGAAGAATGCGACGAACCAATTCCCGAGCTGCGGCGCGCTGCCGTACCCGGCTGTCAGACGTGCGCCAGTTGCCAAGAAGAGGTTGAGTTGAAGTTAAAAATTTTCAGGTGAAGTAATATGCAGATAGTGCTTTCTTGGATCCTACTAACATTTACAAGGATATGCTCATGAGTGGAAATGAGTTCGATTATTACGACCTAACTTCAAAAATAATCATTGGGCTGGTAACCGGTATTGTAGCTGCATTCTTAACCGCTAAATTTGCCCTCAATCGATTTTACAAAGAAAAGTGGTGGGAAAAACGACTGGCCTCATTCACCGATGTAATCGATAAAGCATATAGGGTCAAAATGACTGACCGCTATTTTCTGAATCTAGAATATAGCCTCACGCAGGAACAAGATGAAACGTTTAACAGACACCCTCCTGAACAGGAAAAGTTACTCACAGACCTTTATTGGGAGGATATACAGGAACTTGAGCGAATAGCTCAACTTTCTGATTTTACGTTAACCCCAAAAGCATCTAAGTTGTTGAATAATTTTGTCAAAATGAGAGCAGAAACTCGCTCAGACTATAGGGATGATGCAATAAATTCCCTGGATGGCGCTGAAGCAGATCTTGGGGCATCAGAAACATTACTGGATGGGCTTGTGCAGGAAGCTAAAAGGGCACTGAAAATAAAGTAATATTTACAACCATTAACAACTAAATCTCACCGCCTACGGGCGGTTTTTTCTTATCTGATTTCGATTAATCAAAACGTCAACGCAGCCTCGCATACAATGCCAGGTGGCTAAGGAGTTCTCATGGCTAAGCTTCTCAACTTGCAGGAATGGGCTGCTGAGGTCTACACGACTCCACCCTCCCTTTCTACTCTGCGTAGATGGACGCGGGAGGGGCGAATTTATCCCGCGCCGGAGCTGCACGGAAAGGAATATAAAGTTCAGCCTGACGCTATCTACGTGGATCCGCGCAAGAAGAATCTGCGCGCTAAACCGAAACACACCAAACTGCCGTCCGGCGGCACCTTACTGGAGAGACTGACTCATGGCGAAAAGGCCAGTACGTTACGACGCTAACCTGCCCCGTAACCTGACCTATCGTAAAAGAGACAGACTTTACAGCTGGCGCAATCCGGTGACCGGGCAGGAGATTTCTCTTGGCCGGATTGATCGCAAGGATGCTGTTGCCCAGGCCATTGAGGCCAACAACTACATCGACCAGAATTACCTTCCCTCTTCTCTCCTGGATCGCATAAAAGACGTGCCCACTTTCACAGTGGCTGCATGGCTGGAGCGTTACGAGGTAATTCTCGAGCGTCGCGAGCTGAAACCAAACACGATGAAGGTCAGGCGAAACCAGATCGCCACCATTAAGGAAGAGTTCGGCAAAATTCCCCTCGCTTCTGTCACGACAAAGGACATCGCCTCATTCCTTGAAGCGTACATTCTCTGCGATAAAAAGAGCATGGCTTCCGGGCTCAGGTCTGTGCTGATGGACATCTTCAGGGAGGCGATCGTAGAAGGTCATGTCGACAGGAACCCGGCCGAGCCGACGCGAACGCCGACACCGAAAGTTAAGCGAGAGCGCCTGTTGCTCGAACAATTTACCGTCATCCGCCAGGCCGCGTTAACTCATTCTGACTGGGCGCCTAACGCATGCGATCTGGCACTAGTCACCGGCCAGCGTCGTGAGGATATTTCACTGTTCAGGTTCAGTGACATTAAAGACGGGAGGCTTTTCGTTACGCAGGAGAAAACAGGTCACAAACTGGCGCTTCCCCTTGATTTGAGGCTAGACGTCGCTGGGCTTGTGTTGCAGGATGTCATTGATCGATGCCGGGTTAACAACCCTTCCGACTTCATGCTTTACTCTCCTGTCCGCCGCGGGGGAAGAAAGCCGGGGCCGCTGACTCCTGACGGACTCACCCAGGCCTTTGCAGAGATAAGGGATTCGACCGGGTTAAAATTCGGACCTAACCCACCTCCTTTCCATGAGATCAGGAGCCTGGCGAGTAGGCTATACGAAAAGGAGCGCGGAGAAGAATTTGCTCAGCGTTTACTCGGCCACAAAAATTTAACAATGACAAAAAAATACCTGGACGCACGCGGTGCAGAGTATGTTATGGTTTAGACAGGATATGGAATATTCGAGTAATTTTCGGGGGATTTCGTGTTGAGACCGAAAAAACCTTTGAGAAACAAATAGATAAAAAGAGACCGAATACGATTCCTGTATTCGGTCCAGGGAAATGGCTCTTGGGAGAGAGCCGTGCGCTAAAAGTTGGCATTAATGCAGGCTCAATCGCCTTGCCCTTTAAGAATAGATGACGACGTCAGGTTTTCCAGTCCACAGTAAAAGTGGTCTGAAAAAAAGCGTCAGAACATCACTAAATGTGAAAAACCGCAGAGCTTTTACAAGCACCTGCGGTTTTTTTTTACTGGAAACCTGACGGCTAGCAGAGCTTTTCAGCGCGCTCAATAAACGGTGCCAGACTTTTCTTCTGCCCGGGGTTTGCCGGGTCATCCACCTGGATCACGCTGACAGGCTGTCCGTTACTTTTCCCGCTGGCCACCTGCTGCTCCGCTACGTCATTTAACGGATACTGCACGAGCGTACTGGGATTGATGACATACAGCGCGTTACCGGGACGGCAGGTGAGCATGACCTCTTCACGATTAAATGCCAAGTTGTCCTTGCCCACTTCAAACCGGCTGACGGTGATGACCTGCGGCGCGGCCAGCGCACTGCTGGCACAGGTGAGAAGTAAAAGAGAAAGCAGTGTCTTTTTCAT